CTACCATATGGATGTTTATCTTTACCATATGTATTACCTTCTTTAGGTCTACCAAGCTTACCCTCAATTTCAGTTTTTAATTTACTAATTTCTTCTTCCACATTTTGTTGTTCTGGTGGATTTGCTGGGTCTTGTCCTTGTGTTTCTATTGATTGATATCTGAATCTATCTTTTAAATCCAATATCATTTTAGCTCTTTCGGTATCAATTTCATCTTCACTCATATTAAATACATTATGATACACCCAATCGGATGATAACATATTCAATTGTTTGATAGAACTTGATAGATTTACCTTTTCACTCCATAAATTTACTTTTTCTTGTTCGTAAATTGTAGAAGCGTTAGTTAATGATAATTCAAAATTTGTTAATTCCGAATCATCCACACCTTGTGCAGCTAAATGAACAATTGCAATCTTAGTTAATTCACTAACGACTGTTCGTTGTATTCTTTCAATAGTTCTTGCAAAACGAACATCTTCTGCAGCCAATGTAGCTTTACCATTTACGTTCTCATCATAAGATAAGTAAGCTTTTGGTACTCTTAATGCTGCAAATAGTTTAGCTTTAAGATATTCTATATCTTCAATTGCTGCGTATTCTAAACCTTGTAAATTTTCAATAGAAGTACCACTATCACTACCACGAACAGGTAAAAAGAAATCTTCTGTAAGGTTTTGTATATTATATTTTAAGTTATAATCACCAGTATCTTTATTAACAAATGGAGTTTTCTTCATTTTGTTAATAATCTTTTGCATGTAGTTATCAACCTCCTGTGGTGGAATGTTACCAATATCAATTTTGAACACTCTTTTTTCAGGTGCTCTCATAATACGATGGATTAACATCGCATCTTCCATTAAAGTTAATTGCTTCCATATTCTTCTAGCGTTTTCAATCATAGCCTTACCATATGGTAGGAAGTTTGTATCTGAAAGTAAGCGGAAGTGAGCCATTTCATAGTTCTCATATTCCTTTTTACCATGTTGGTCTAATTCAACTTTAAATTTAACATAATTTTTATTATGTGGGTCAGTACCTTCCAAACGTTCAACATTATATATAGAATATGGCATTACGTTTATAATACCTTTACCCTCTGCCATTTCCAATGCTAAAAAAGCATCTCCATACTTCACCATATTTCTAATCCAAGGCCATAGATTGAATTCTACATTCATTACATCATAAAACAAGTTATGTAATACTTCTCTTACATTTTCATTTGTAGATTTAATTTGTATTACATCACCATATTCATCTTTTGTTGTGGATTCATCAGCGTATATATCTAATGCAGATGCTATAATTGGGTCATTATCCATAGCATCATAATCTCTAAAAAGTTCTCTACGAACTTGATGGTACGCCATAGATTGTGCACCATTGCTATTTTCATAATAGGATTTTTGTAATTTAGTATATCTATCTCTTAGATTTACAAAATTGGTATTATGTTGTCTATCATCAACATCAACAACCTTACGTTTACCGTCTTTATCAACGGTTACGATTGCTTGGGTTGAAAATAGTTTTTTTAACCTACCAAAAAAACTTCTATCGTCTGTTTGTTGTTCTGCCATAATTTATTTTACCATTTTCTACAACTCCAGTAGTTTGCTTTTGTTCTAGGACCAGGATTGTCACAATTCATTCTAGCTCTAAAACTCTTTCTACGTTCTGGGTTGTTCTTTTTGATTACCATACCCTTTTGTCCAAAGTTTACCTTTATTACTTTACCCGTTTTAGGGTTTTTAACATAAACTTTAAACTTCTTAACATCACCTTGCATTGGTTTACCTAACTTTACTTCTCTTCCCTGATACTCAGCTTCGTAAACACAATTACAATTTGCTTCCTCCAATTGAGTTGAATATGCTTTTAAGAAGTTTACAAAATCATCCATATCTTCTTGTTCAACATCTAATTCATCGTAATCATCTATTGGATTATCGATTGGAGTGTCACCTTTAGAATACAACTGATTCACAGTTTCATCTTCTTTGATAATATTTGTTAATCTAATCATTGGCTTGTATTTTGACATATATCATAAATATCGTAATTTAGTAAAACACTACTATTTTTACAACCATTGAGTTAAATCTTCCATATCATCACCAATTTTCATCTTCCAAGGGTTATCATCAAATGAATTACCACCATATACACCTGTATATTGCATATTGGATGAAATTCCCCCCAATGCTCTTTTAGTTAAGTCAATACCTTCTTGTCTTAATCTAAGTGCGGTATCTCTTACCCATAAAGCGATTGATAAAGACATTACCAAGTCATCATTATAACCCTTCATAGCTTCAGCTCTACCATTCATATAGATAAATGTAAATAATTCATCTATCAAACGAGTGGAACGTACTATGATTGTTTTTTCTCTAAAATACTCATCCAATTTAGATATAATCAAAGGTCTTGTTTTTGATGTTGTTGAGAAACCAGCAACCATTTGTTTTTCATCTGCTCTATATTTGTTTCTCATTTGATTTTCCACATCAATATATTTTAAATCCTTACTCATATAGAATAAGTTTTTATATTGTCTATCTATACATTGTTGTATTGCCGCCCATCCAATATTTGCGTTTTCTACAACAAGTAATGCTTCATTATATTCGGTTGATAGATTAACTAAAAAATTTCCAAAATCTTTAGTATCTATTTTTCCTTTATATTCAGCTACTTGAGTTGCTGTTTGTATATCCAATACTTGTGCAGTTGAATAATCGGCCCCATCACCCCTAGCGACATCGGCCACTACCATATAAGAACCATTTGCCATTGGATATTCCCATCTCCATAAATTACCATCAAATCCAGTCTTTTCTAATGGAGGTTGTATATATGTTTCTTTATAAAACATTAATAATTCAGCATCAATTACAGTTTCACCAGAAGAAACAAAGTCACAATCACATTCTTGTGCCGCTTTTTTAGGTCCCAATAATTTCTCTTGTTCGGCTCTCCACTCATTTCCTCTTTCAGGGTGTACAGTCCAATGTAATCTTATTGTATTAAATGGATTAGTTGATTCTTCTGCAGCAACCCATGTTTTGTGAAACCAATTACCCACACCATTTGGAGTAGATAATGCAATACAAGCACCACCCGTTGAAAGTGTAGATTGTGCAGATGTCCAAATTTCATCAATATCGCCAATAAATGCAGCCTCATCAAATATAAGAAGTGATAAGGCTTCAGAACGTCCTGCATCAGGAGAAGATGCGATTGCTTTAATTTGAGAACCATTTTGTAATTTAAGTGAAAGTTTGTTATCTTCCAAAGAACCTCCTTTAAGCCAACCCGGAAGTAATTCATGCATTACCCTTACCTTTGTTACTAAGTTCTTTGCTACATCTTGCTTTGTTGCGATAACCAATACGTTAAAGTCACCATTGAATATCATTTTCCAAAGTGCGTATCCAGCCGATAAAGTTGAGATACCAGTTTGACGTGATTTTAATACTATATTAAATCTATTACTAGCAAATTCAGTTAATGTTTTTTCCTGAAATGGAAATAAGTGAAATGGTATCTTTCCTCTAACTGGATGCTGAATCATACAATACTTCTTCATAAAGTGAATAGGGTCTACCGCACACTTTTTGTATTCTTCAGCTACAATTTGTTTTAATGTTTTCTTTTGTATTATACCAGTACTCATATTAGTCTTTAAGAGGTCTAACTAAATCGTAATTCTTATCTTTTAATTTATCGTAAGCCTCATTTCTTAATTTAGTAGCTTGTTCAATTTCACTTTCAAACTTAATAATTTCCAAAAGGATTTCTGCTTTAAGTTCTTCAACATCCCTTTCCATACTCCATTTTTCAATAGTACCATCTTCTTGAACAACTTCATAAGTTTGTTTTGCATCATTATATGCTTGTTTAAATTGAGCTACGATATCTTTACCATGTGAAATCATATTAGAATATATTTTGTAATCTTCATATGCATCCCACAATCCATCTATTTGTATTTGAGATTCTTTTTTAACCAAACAAGTTAAACAATAACCAGTTTTAGATACTAACTTTTTATCATGTCTACTTAGTTTAATAGTTTTACAACCTTCTGCTTTACAACTATTTAACCTATCTAAATAAGCTCTAACTTCGGCCATAGTATCACCCAATTCGGATGTTTCTATTTTACCAGCTTCTAATTGCTCCCAAGATTTTCCATTATCATCTGTCCATTTTTCACCAACCTTACGTTTTACAATTTCTTTGTCTGCTCCAGAAAATGATATTTGTGTGTTTTTTTCGTAATCACCACCAGTCAATACCATATCTACCAACTTTCTACGTGTTGGATGCATAAACTTTTTGTTGAATTCCTTTGCCATACTATATACGATATATTTGTATATATAAGTATATCAAAATTAGGAAAACAATTACTTTTCAAAGAAAATACCTAAAATTTGATTTAGTGGTGCGAATGCACCTGTTAATTTGTAAGTGTTACCACCATAGACAAATACAATACCCTCATTTGGTACAATCTTTTCAAATCCACCAAGTGCATTAAGTCTTTCTAACTCTAATTTTAATTTTGCAATCTTCTTAGGGTCACCACTTGCTTTTACTTGAGATATTGTTGATTGTAAACGAGCTACCATTTGTCTTTTAGCACTATCAGGGTTTGCTGTAAGAACCGAATCCATAAAGGATAGTACATCAGCACCAACTCCTAAAAATATCTCCTCAAATCTCATTAGATTTTGCTTCCCTATCTTTTGTTGGTCTTGCTTATCAGTTTGTTCTGCCCAAGCTCTTAATTTTACATCAGTTATTTCTGCTATACGAAAACCCTTGTCACCAAAAGCCCATCTTTTTATTAATCCTATTTTTTGTTGATAATCTAATTTCTTAGCTTTCTTTTCCACAAAATCAGTCCACCATGCTTGATGATAATCAGCCACACCATCACTATCTGCCAATTTAAACTCATTTTGAAGTTTAGAAATCATTCCTAAATATTTTCCCTGCAATTTAGAAAGGTGTTCGGATTTAGGAAGTTTATTAATTGGAGGTCCCTGTATGGTGTATTGTGATTGAACGTGCGCATTTACTTGCTTAATCATTCCACCTAATATAGTTGCCGCTTGTTGGTTCTCACCTACAATAGTACCATCCATATCATAATCAAATGTACCATGAAATACTAATAGGGGTTGATTGTAGGGGATTACGTTTACAGAGGTTGGATATATTACTTCTAAGTTCATAAACGAACTACCATCCTTAAAAACCTTCTTACGTTGGGGTTCGGATAGTGCTCCGATTGCTTTTGATAAATCTTGCATAGCGAAATTGTATGCATCAGTTAATCCACCTCTACCAGCAAACTTATCTGCTACTTGTCCTATTGTCATAGCATCGGCTCCTTTGTTTTTTAAGTGTGATTTGTTACGAGCCGCAACTAATCTACCATTTACCCAACTAACTGCTAATGCCTGCCCATCAGTCTTTTCTCTTGCTAATTCTAAATCACCATTAAGAGCTCTTACTACAATTTGTTTTAAATCACCAAAGGTAAGATTCATCTCAATATCAAATGGATGGTTCATATGTCCATACGCACCACCTTCAGTTAATAAAGATTCTTTAAGAAAATCAATTGGTGATTTTAAATCATGCTTTAATATACGATTGTATTTATCGGTTGTATCTTTATGATTATCTATTGGTAATTTTTGGTCTACTGCTTTTTTCTTTTCTCTTTCAGATGGTATTTCATCAAAGAAATCCCAACCTTCTAAGTTATCTAAATAGTATCCTTCTTTATCATAATCATCCCAATTTGCATTCCATTGAGTACCAGTTGTTGAGTTTCCATCATTATAGAAAGCACCATTACCACTTGCTTCAGCTATACTATCATTTTCAATTGACGCCAATTTATCATAGTATTTCAAATCTTCCCACATATGGTCCATAGCTATTTCAGTTGCAATACGAACATTGGTTGTGTGCTCCATTTCAACTTTAATACCTTTCATTAATTGAGGTTTGATAACTTTTGCAGCAAATTGCTTTGGGTCATAGTATCCTTTCTCATCATATTTCTTAGCTAAATCAATTAAGGTTTTACCACTTGCCAATCCACCAGGAATTTTATCTTCACCAATCTCCTCATACCCACTCATACCTTTGTTGTTAAGTTTTTTACTAACTTTATTAACATCATCAGCTTTTGGTGCACCATTAATGTATCCACCCGGCAAACTCAAGCCTACGCCAGCTCCACCAGGCAATCCCATTTCATCTATCAATGAATCCAAATCATCAACTATTTCTTTAATATCTTCCTTTGATATTATTGTGTTTTTTTGATTATCGGGCAATTCCCAAAATCTTTTAGGTTTTTTTATTGATTTTTTAGGTTTTGTTTCTTGCCAATCTTCTGTTTTATGTGGGTCATCTGCAGGATTTAGTGTACTTTGAACTACATTTTTTACTTTATATACTGCTTTTCTAAATTGAGTTTCGGTATCTTTTGATTTACCCTTACCTCTCATAGCATCTGCTTTTGGTTTTTCCAATTGAACATATCCACCTTGCTTATACCAATTTTCAGGTTTAGCAGTATTTAATATTCTTTTTTGCCCATCCGCAACAAATGAAGTATCAGGTTCATCAGCCGCATTCATACCAGCATTAGATGCTGCTTCTTTTAATTCTTCTTTTTTAGGGATTCTAAATGTTACTGCTTTCTTACCATTAATTGTTGGCATTCCCCAATCATCAGTTCCTATTGTTTTTACAATTACTTTTTTGTTTTTAAATTTACCCATTAGTAAAGTATCGCCAACCTTTACATTTAGTTTTATTTCTTCATTGATACATTCTTTAAGTTTTTTCAACTTAAGAGTAATCATTTTGAATATTTGGTCATCAAACTTTGGATATGCTTTTGTAAAATTCTTTTTTCTTTCAGCTGTATCTCCACTACTTAACCAATAACGGACATCAGTTCCACTAATAGGATTTGATTGTGAAGGTACTGCATAAACATATCCTTTATCCAAATAAGGTTCAGTTACCTTACCTTTATATGGTGTAAAGTATTTACCGCCCAAACGATTTTCATCTTTCTCACCAACTACAACTATTAAACCAGTTGTATCTTCATCGTATTTGTTTAGAATTTCAGATGGAGCATATGGATTTTTAACATTAACGATTTTAGATGATGGAATCCCAAACATCTTTGTCATTATTGCTTTCTTTTCAGAAAAATTAAATGGAGATTTATTGTTATCGGTAACGTTAGAAGTTCCTATAAAGACACTATCTTTACCAAACTTATTTACCAAATGGTCATATGTTGCATAGTGACCTTTATGAAATGGTTGAAAGCGGCCCGAATAGACAACAACTACTTTGTCCATTTGAGCTGCTTCTCCCAATATTGTTTCTATTAAAAATTTTGTTAATCCCTTCATTACATAGTTTTCTATACTATATAAATATTTAAGATTATTCTTTTACGACTTTCATACCAGTATTCGAATCAGCTGGTGTTTGTTCTCTCTGCATTTCAGCCATTTGCTTTCTTGTAGGAGCTCCTGGTTGATACTGAATAGTACCATCTTGCATATTGATTCTTCCTTGTGGGAATTTTTCATCCAAACCATCGATAAACTCTCTTAATTGAGAATTTGCCATTTTGAATTCATCTTCTCCCTTTTCTAAAAAATCATCCATTCTAACCACTTCGTCATTGATTTCCTTCTTGCGAATGTGGATTTGACCAAATTCAATGATTAATGCATTAATCTTTTGATTAAGCTCTTGCATCGATTTGAATACATCTGCATCTATTTTTGCAGTTTCAATCGTAATTTGTTGTTGCTGTGGGATGTTATCTAAGCCTGCCATAATTTATTGTTTTTATATATATAACTATATTGTTTTTTTGTTTTTATAATATTTTTTCTAATTCTTTTATTACCTGTTCCGATGTTATTGATTTAGTACATTCAAAATGTCTATCCGTACCTTTATGGTCAGGACACCAATTCCAATCACCGGGATCTAATCGTACTCTATTGAAGCATCCTTCGCACTTTCCTTTGGGTGGGGATATTCTGATACAATCTTTCATCTCCGCCCATTCATATGAAAATCCACTAATCAAAACAGTAGGAACATCCAAAGCCCAACTCAACCAACTCAAACCACTTCCAATTCCAATGAATGCTTTGGATTTTTTCATTTCATCTATTACTAATTCAAGTGGTCCATCTGGGTGCTTAACTATACCTTTTGGTAATTTATTACCCATATAATCATCACCTTCTTTTGATACTAATTTAACTGTGTATCCTTTTTTATTTAACCAATCTACTATATCTTGCCATCCAGTTGGGTTATTCCAAAATTTAGATTGTGCTGTACCAAATACTCCAATACAAACTTGTTTAGTATTATCTGCTAAAATTTTCCTTTCTTTTATTTTTGGTTTTATTTCAACGTAATCTAATCCTAAAATATCCGAACACATTTTTTGCATTGTTTGGTGTTTAGGGTCTTTTGGATTCTTATATACATTTATAGTATCATCCTCATTATAAAATAAACCAATACAATACATAGCATATAGATTTGTAACATTTGTTCCAG